CCGGGATGCGGACATGACCCGCGGAGTGCTCCAAACTTGGAAAGACACGGATCATCGAAGATGCAAACATCCGGCTGATTAGAAATACCACATTTTTTGAACCGAATTTTCCTCTGCATTTTCATCTGAAATCCCACTGTGTAATCTTCTGATCATATTACTTATCAAACCAAAGTACGATATGCTTATTGCGGCAGTTCCTTTTATTTTCCGCATCCCGGATCAAATTCGGGATTACACATATAAAAGTTACTGCGGTCGAGATCGTCCTGAATCATCCGAAGTCCCTCGCCGAAGCGCTGGAAGTGAACAATCTCCCGCTGACGTAAAAAGCGGATCGGGTCGCAGACCTCCGGATCCTTGACCAGACGCAAAATATTGTCGTAGGTCGTGCGCGCTTTCTGCTCCGCCGCCATATCTTCAAACAGATCGGTGATCGCATCGCCCTTAGACTGGAACTCGCACGCATTGAACGGAATGCCTCCCGCCGCCTGCGGCCAGATACCCGCCGTGTGATCCACATAGTAAGGCGCAAACCCCGCCTCCTCCAGTTCCTCCGCGCTCAGTCCTTTCGTGAGCTGACGGACGATGGAAGCAACCATCTCAAGATGTGCCAGCTCATGCGCACATTGATGTTGGATATGATATTTTAAATACGAATTTAAACATCATATATGGGTTCACGACCGGAACAACGCTTAATCAGATCATGTTAAGCGTGCCGACCGGATATGCAAAAACATTTCGCGCGGAAAATGTGCAGGGGACGCCAGCAGGCGATGTGAATGATCTCTTCGTGACCGTCTACAAGCTTGCAGGAGCGACCAGTACAGCCTGGATTGAGGTCCGGGATATCCGGAACAACCACATGTATGTCATTAGATGTACAGGCGGAACGTATAACAACTGGGTTACGGTTTTTTAGTATTAGATCATCACATTATACATAACCTTTGCTGAGGCGACAGGAAACAAATAGTCATGCAAAAATAACTGCAAATGTGGCTCCGTAATTTCCTACAGCGGTTACACTTAATTGTACCGACGCATTATTTGAAAAGACTCTTATATAAAGTATGTTTTTGTTTTCGTCTTCTGTCGTTGCAAGTAGTTTATATTGACCACTGGTAACATCACCATAGATATATGAGGGTGTTTTTAAAGTTGGTGACAACCCAAAATCTGTAAAAGATAGGTCTATAGTGCCGCTGATTTCGCCTTCAACGTGGAAAAATGCAGTTTTATTTTTATAGCAAACAGTGCCAATGCAATCTTTGATATATCCATAAGTTCCGTTTTTGTTAATTATGGCATGTTGGATTATTAAATCAGCTAAATTCGTATTTAAATTATTCTCCCAGGCTCAAGCATCATCCATCCCAAGCATCTGCAAAAATCTCCCGTCCAGCTCAAAGCATCCGTTCGCAAGCTTGCCGTTGGGAAAATAATATCTACCACCATCGGCGGCATTG